CGGATGAACCAAAAGTGCTTTACTCGAATTTCGATCAGATATTTAAAGAGTTGGAAATTGAAAACCCAGACTTTTGGACAACTCCCAACTTATCCAAACAACGGACCTTACTAACCGAAAAGGTGAAGGAGTTTATGGATAGATTAAAGGCCCAGCGCCCGGCTGGCATGACACTTGACAGTTTCCGGGAAGGAAACCCAAACAATAACCAGGGCGGTGCAGGCAATGGCGGCGGCGGGAACCCAGGCGATGACGATACCGACACAAACGACGATGAAAATGAAGACGAAACCCCAACGACCTAAAAAGGGTAATCCGAAGGCAGCAGCGGCAATTGAATGGCGGATCTTATGCGCGCGTGTGTTTAAAGGTCCCGCCGGCCGGGCCGATGAACGTTTTTTTAAGAATGCAATTGCAGGATGGATAGGGCAGCCCTGGTCTTCAAATAAAATTACCTGGGCTCAGTTGTTACATGAATTGATTTTGAAACGTAATAACGACCCTGCAAGGTTGAAATATTGTTTTTTTAGCAAGACACACCAAAGAGCACTCCCAACAAAGGATTTTGAAACCTGGGCAGCCAGCACACGCCGGCAACTCGAAAAAGTATTAAAGCAAATACATGGCTAAAAGTGTCAAAAAAACAGCACAGGAAGACCCACCTAAAGCGGGGGAAATAAAGACCCTGGCAAGGCAGCGCACGCGTTTAATTGACGATATTATTGAACGGATGGAAAAGCAGGTTGGAACGGCCCAGGATGATTTACTACGGCGTATTGTTGATGATTTTGTAGAAGAGTTGGACCAGGACGAAAACGGGGCTATTAAAAACACCCTGGCGAACAAAAGGAAAATTTCACTACTCGATCGCGTTTACAGCCAGTACGTGCAGGAAACCGGCGTACAGGTTGTTAAAACGATCGTGGACAGCGTTGGCAAGATCATGGATTTTAACGGCAAATATTACGGCGTATTCACAACGAAGGCGCAACTGGGCCAGATCATGGCCGACACGAAGAGCCAGGTCGGTGACTGGCTGGGAATAACTAAACGCGGCGCCCTGGTTGAAAACGGGTATTTAAACCGGCTGCTAACAGATCCAACAATAAGAAACACGGTTCGGGATAGCGTTTTTAAATCGGTTGTTTCTCAGAAAGGTTTTTTCGAAACAAAGGCCGGTCTAAAAGACTACATAAAGGGAAATTCTGGGCAAACCGGCGCACTGCAGAAGTATTACCGAAACTTTGTTTTCGATACATTCAGCCAGGTGGACCGCACCCAGGCTAAAATATTTGCCGATAAATTGGGGTTTAAATACGCTATTTATGAAGGTGGATTGATTGAAACCAGTCGGCAATTTTGCAAGGAAAGGAACGGGAAAGTATTCACCAGGGAAGAAATAGAAAAATTCGATCCGCCAGAAGCAAAGCCACCAAATTATAACCCGTTCACGGATCTGGGCGGCTATGGATGCCGGCACCATCTTAATTGGGTCCCTGACGCGGTAGCGTTCGCGTTACGCCCCGAATTGAGAGCAAAGGCGGCGGCATGATTTTAGCGGCATAATACAAACTTGAATTTATGGCATCATTGGACGGTGAATTACATCTACACATTCACACCCCCGATTTATCCAAAATGCTTTTAGAAAAACTGGATTTTATTACTTTAAAACTTTTGAAAATGAGCGAACAACTGGACAAGCTAACGGCGGAAGTTGCCGAAAACAAAACGGTTATGCAAAGCGCGGTAACCTTATTGCAAGGGCTTAAACAACGGTTAGACGAAGCGGGTACTGACGCCGCTAAACTGTCCGAATTAAGTGCTGACCTGGATGCCAACACCAACGCGCTGGCGGCAGCGGTAACAGCAAACACACCGGTTGAAAATGAACCAGGTGAAGGCACGGGCGAAGATACCGGCGCGTAACGGATACCAGACAACGGAATTTAAAGCAGGTTTAACGCCTGCTTTTTTTATGTACTTTCGTCGAAACATTTTTATAACCAAAATTTAAAACAATGGCAAATTTGAAAGCAGACGAAAAGTGGTTTAAACAAAATCGAATACTTGTTAGTCTACTGCCCATATTAATTATTGGGCTGGGCCTTTTTCTTGCCCAACTGGACAAAACGCCGGACGTGCACTATTACAAGGAAGTGCAGCGGCCAGGGTATGAGCCGGCACCAGCATACTACCAAGTAGAAGCATCGAGTGTAAAAGAGTGGGGCGACTATTGGCGCACGCGTTGGGGCTGGGCATTGGCCGGCGGCCTTATTATGTTAATCGGTACGTTTGTTTATATCGGTTACCTGGAAACTGAAGTAAAGCAGGGCACGTGGTTGGTTTTATTGGCTATCTGGCTGGCGGGCCTATTAATTACGCTATTGCCATTTTACGCACTTGTTGGTGATAATTACGAAACAAAACTAAGCCCCCAACAGTACGAGGCCGCAAAAACAAACCTGGACGCAATTTTCCCATTGTAAAAATCAACGCCATGATCTTAGCCTTTATTCACCTATTTTTCATTGTTATAAATCCCATCGAGGCAAAGCTGGAAACCTATGTTATAGCAATGAAAAATCCCGGCTTACCCAATTATCCAACTTTAAACCGGTTAGAGCACAGGTGGAGCGCAATATATTACGCTGGCATTTGCGTGCTGGCGTTGGGTGTTTCGGTTCTGGCAATGGGCTTTAACTGGAAGGTGTTGCCGGCTGCATTTTCATTATTGATTAACCGCCGTATCTTTTTTGAATACGCGCTGAAGCTATTTAGGAAGAAAAAAATTTACAAGATCGAGGGCGACCAACCTCTGGACACGGCCGCCCGTAAAATTTTGGGAGTAAATGGCGGTTATGTGGAGTTGATTTTGCTATTTGCTATGCTGTTAGGTACTTATTTCATCATTTTTAAAAATTAATAAATGGCAAAGGAAACAAGCCCAAAAAACACCGCGCTGGAAAACGATATCCTGAAGGCGGCAGGAAACACGGCCGCGCCCGTTAATCAACAGGCCGTTAAAGACCAGGCCCAGGCAATTGCCGACCAGGCCAACAAGGCAAGCGGCGAAACAATAGCCGGGAAGGTCGAAACCATGCCCGGACAGCCTGGCCCGGGTACACAGGTGGGCGAAAGCAATTTACCACCAGTGAAAACCGACGCCGAGGTTGACGAAGACTACGAAGAGTATAAAAGATGGAAAGCCAAAAAGTTGGCGGATCAGGCACTCGAAGGCGACCGGTTAAGCGCCGAATATCAGGAACAGGAAAAGAAGGAGGCGGCGGCAGAGCTGGCAGCTAAAAAAGCCTATGAAGCTGTAATGCAGGGGCAGGCACAAGAAACCGACGCCCAGGCGTTGCATAATGAACGCGTAAGAATGTACGGTGAGGGCTATACGGTAGCGACACGTAAAGGCGTAACGCAGATATTTACCCGGCAAACCTGGAAGCTGTTAGGCGGCCGCAACAACCAGGACGGATACACGGAAGTCGTGGAAACGCCCCCCGAAATTGCGAACCTGAAGAAAGCCAAGTAAATGGCAACCGTTAAAATCCGAAATAAGGCGACGGGTATATTATGGGATCTACCTTACGACGTATGGAGAGCGAAAAAGAACACCCCGGAATTTCGGGGTGTTTTTGAACGTGTAACCGTACCGTTACCGCCAGAAGTGGTGGCATTGAAAGCAAGAAAAGCTGCCACCAAGTAAAAAAAATTCCTTAATTAAAACTTTCAATTATTTTTGTATGGCAAACGCTGAAAAATTACTACGGGCCCTACTTGGCAAGGGATATAAAATGCCAAAGACGGACATTGATAAACTTCTTTCAGAAGACACCACGGACGAAGACGGCGAAACCCAGGTTATAGATGGTGACGTAGCCAGAATCGGAAAACTTACAACCCCCAAAAAAGGCGAAACATTTCAGGACGGTTACAAAAAGGCGAAAGCTGAAGTACTTACCCAGTTGGAAGACCAGGTAAAGGAAAAGTTTGAAATAGAAAGCGACGCTACAGGCGTGGATCTTATCGAATTAATTGTAACCGAAAAAGGCAAGGTCAACGGGAAGCCGAAGGAGTTAACCGACGACGATGTGCGTAAACACCCGGTTTACCAAAGTGCAGAAAAGGCTCATAAAATAGCCCTTAAAGCAAAGGAAACCGAATACCAGACAAAGCTGGACGAAACAACAACCCAATTTAAAAAGGGCGAAACGTTCAACACTGTTACAGGTTACGCACTTTCTAAATTGGCTAAATTTAACCCGGTTATTCCTGCGAACGCGACCATAGCAAGCAATATACAACGCTCGTTTCTTGAAGGTTTAAAACAATACGATTACGAGGTGCAGGACGGTGGAAACAGAATTGTTATGCTAACGAAGGACGGGAAGGTTGCGGACGATGGGCACGGCCATAGCCTGGAATTTGACGCCTTTTTGCAAAATCATGCTGCCGGTTTCTACGATTTTAAAGCAAATAACGGCGGCAGTAACGGCGGTAACGGCAATCCTGAAAAAGACAGCGGCGGTGCAGGTGGATCGGGTGGCGGAACGCCAGCATATCCGGCCGGCATTGTGAAGCCGAAAACGTTTGAAGAGGTTATGGTCATCGTAAACAACACAGATATACCAGTTGCCGATAGACAAACCGTTATGAACGTCTGGGAAACCGAAAGCAAAACCGGAACCGCTTAAAAAAAATAGCTACTTACTAACCATTTTTTATTACTAACCCATTAAATTTTTAAAACATGGCAGCAGGCGACTTTAGCGCGTCGGCCCTTATTCAAATCAAATTGAAGGCCGAGCAAATGTGGACCGACAGCCGATTAGCAGCCGATAAAAAGGCGAACGCCGCGGCCGCGGTTGCTGTTAAAGAAAATAGTAACGCCCGTATGACCCAATTAAGTGACCCGGGAAAAGAGAATACGGTGCGTGTTACGTTCTTAAATCCTTGTGCCGTTGCAGTGCAGGATTGTACCAGTGATTGCGATATTACCGGCCCTGAAATCGAAAGCGGCGGTAAAGACTACGCGCTCGATCTTTGTAAAGAGGTACCTTTTTCTGTGAATGCAGAAAAGACCCGTACCAATACTTACAGCGTGGAAGAGCAAGCCGCTGAGGCTATGGCCTACGCAATCAAAGCCCTGGACGAATGGTGGGCGCAGCAAGTTCTCGTTAAGTTAAAGGCGTTTTCTGGGATCAACGTAAGTGCAGCCCCGTATACTTACGCCGCCGGTACCACTACAATACCGAACGCCAGTTACAACCTTTCGGTAATTGCGGAAATCATGAACGACGCGCTATTGAATAAATTAGGCAGTAATGCTTACTATATCAATAATGGCGACTTATGGGTGCAGTGGACAAACGCACTGTTAAACTCAGGAAACGCAGAAGGGAAGGGCGACGCGGAACGGATCAAACAACTGCGCATGTATTTTGACCAGTGGAATTTCAGCCCGGCAGGTGTAACGGAAAGTATTTTCGCAGTTTCTCCCAGTGCGATAGCCTTTACGACCAAAAACAGGCATAGCGATACGCCTACCGTTATGGGCGGATCCATCCAACAAACCCTGTATACGGTGCCCAGTTCAGTAATACCAGGCGTTAAGTATGATGCCTTTTATGGACTGAAATGTATCACAGTAAACGGTCAATCTAACTATGTGCATTCCTGGAAACTAAAAACCCGCGGCGGGATCTTCTTAAACCCTGAAGGGTGCCCGGTAGTAGTTGGAGGAAACACATACACACCAACCGGTATACTTTCCTATACGCACGGCGCATAACGCAGGCTTTCAGTTTTGCCAACATAAAGCGGAATTTCAACCGGTCCCACCCAAAGGGGCCGGTTTTTCTTTTAAATTTGGAAAACTTTTCGAACATGATGCAATGTTTAACCGAAATCGTTGGTGTAACTCAATCAGATTGCCAGTGCATTGTGCAGGGGCTAAATACTGAACAGTTGCAGAAATTACGCGCGTCAAAATCCGGGCTATTTATGGATGATCTACCGGGCGGCGTTCATATGAGGGCTTTGCAACGGGTAGACGCCTGTAAATCCTTTTACGAGTTCTCAATAGGTGCCCGCGACAATGCTATAAAGACAGTAGAGAACGACATTATTATAGCCCTTAACAACCAGTACAAAAAAGACAAACCGAATTTTATCGGGCAGATTGGCCGTATGAGTTATGCCGGCAGTCTGGGCGTATCGAAAGACTGGCAGGGTATGCAGATTACCCCGCATAGCACTGGTGACGGGGTTATAACATTAAATAGGTTATTCCTGGTATTGAACGACGCGGCAACGGTTGCAGTGAAGATTTATCGGGTAATTGTGGGTAGTGTTATGGGTGAACAGATATATAGTTACCCAGTTACTACAACCGCAAACAATTTCACACAGGTGGATATTGGCGCAACCCCTGTTAAATTACCATTAACCTATAATGGCGAAGCGGTTGAATATTATTTTACGTATGATCTGTCAGGCGCGCCCGGGGTGCAGCCCAAAGACACCGGTATAAATTGTTCCACGTGTAACGGCGGAATACAACCGTTCAGCGACTATGTTACCGCTAGGGGTGTGCAGCTAAATGACACCAATTATCTAAATGAAAAGATTACCGACGCGTTTAGTCATGGGCTTATTCTTGATGTTGAAATTCGTTGTGATGGTGAACAATTGATTTGCCGGGAGTATAGCGCAGATGATGCCGTGGCTATTATTTTGGGCTACTCAGTACAGTTTAAAGCCGGTGAGTTACTTATTGAGGAAGTTCTAAAGCAACCCGATGTTACGCGTTATACCATGATGGATAAGGAGCGATTATGGGGTAAGCGAAACCACTTTCGAGCAGAGTACGAATGGCGGTTAAAATATCTTTCTACGAGCATAAACGTGTGGGATTCTAACTGCTACGTATGCAATAAGCAGGTAAACCAACCATTTATTGGCGGTATTCTTTCATAACATACCTATATGCCAGATATCAACGAATTTAAAAAGAGGTTAAAGGAGATCGAGGAGGCTGTACTTCAGAAAATGCCGGATATTGCCATAACCTTAACCCTGAGCGCCAAAGCCCTGGCAGAGCGTAATGCTAAAGAGAAGGGGTTCGGGGTTAAATATTCGCAAAACAAAATACCCGCCTGGTTTCTGCATGGTAAGGAACTGAACCAAAAAGGAACTAAATTTTTAGAAAACCGTGGCGTGAACCCCAAGACCGGTGCCCAGGGTGAGGGTAAAAAGAAACGTCGTAAAAAGGGAGAAACAGCAGACCCCGGCAATTTTGATAAATTGACAAATTGGGGTGAATTTAGGAGCGCTCAGGGGTTACAGGCTGACCACGTTGACCTTTCATACAGTAATAAAATGTGGGCAAACATGCAGCCGGTCCGGGTGGAACAAAAAGGGGACTTATATCTGGCACCTTTGGGCGCAACCAACACCGAGGCCCAAGATAAAATGAACTGGAACCGGGACCGTTACGGCGATTTTATCGGTAAATCTCTTACTGAACAGGATCGTGAAACTTTAACGGATGTGGTAGTGGGCGAAGTGGTCGCCATTATTGACAGTTTTAGCCCACAAGGGTAGCAACTACCTGGTAACTATTTTTTTATTACTTATAAAATTGGACGAATGAACAAGGAACTGGCCACAGTGTTACGAACAAAATTGGCAGGGTTGCCGTTTGTGGACGTACTGGCGGGCATGGCGCAAACCGTTACACAGTCTGACCCTAACCAAGACGATAACGCGCCGGCGGTCATTACAAAGCGTTTCCCGGTATCTTACGACGTTGTAGGAGCCGGGAATTGTGTAGGTACGGAAGTTGTTTTGATTCCCGACAGCTTTAAAAAATCAATCATTTACTTTGAAGACTTCGGCATAACAGTAACCGGCCGAGTTCACGGGATGGTGGCGTATAGCTCTAACCTGCGTTTGATTTGCTGGATTAATCGGGCTAACCTGGTAGGGGATCACTACCAGGAAATAAGCGGCAGGTGCATGGCGTCGATAGTTGACGCATTATTAACCAGAAACCCCGAAAACGTGGGCATGTTTACCCGCCTTATAGTGAACATAGCACGCATCCCGCCACAGGATGCCGCGTTATTTGGGAAATATACTTATGATGAAGCCACGCGCCAGTACTTACGGCCACCGTTCGAATTTTTCGGCATAGACCTTATAGCAACTTACCAGGCGCCGGCAAAATGTTTGGCCGCTATAAATTGGACCATTCAACAGTGCACATAAAATCCGCTTAATATGTTTAATTACTTTTTAGATTGTTTTTTTCTTGCCCTGGGTTGTGGTGTTATAGGCGCCATTTACCGGGGCCTTTTAGCTTATGAGCCCGTGTTAAATTGGTGGTTCAGGTTTGGCGCAAAGTACGAGAAACGATGGTTTTATCCAGCCGTTTGGGGTTGCGTAAAATGCATTTGTGGCCAGCTTGCCCTTTGGTCGTTCATTTTTCTGGAAACAATACCCAGGTTATTGGAAACACAACGGCCTATTTTGGAAATTTTCGCCTTGTTTTTTGGCCTGACACTTACAATTTGCGGCGCCATACTTACAGGCATTATTCTGGCGCCCATTATTTCAAAATTAAAATAACCGCTAAACATGGATGAACTGAAAGCAAACGAGCCGCTAAAACGGATCGACCTAAACGCCGGTATTTTCGAGGCAAACGGAACCCGGTACACAATCGAAGGCGCGTTAACAATTGAACGTTACGCTGAATTACAGATTTTGGAAAAGGAGTTGGGTTACGGTCTAACCATGAAAGCGATGTTTGAAAAATTGAGCCAGGCGTTTGCCCTGCTCAATAAACAGAAGCCGGCAGACGCGGCGGTATTATTGAACGATATGATAAGGGGGGTTGCAAAAATTCAGGAACGTGAACCTATTGTGCTAAAAATTTGCGCCCTGTTCATGAACACCGCGGACGAAGACCGCAGCAGCTTTTCAGCGGATATGTACACGCGTAAAATTGCAGACTGGAAAGCGGAAAAATTAGATATGCGCGATTTTTTCACAGTAGCGTCCAACTCAGTAAATGGGTACATAGAAATTTATCGGACAGTTACCCGCATCATTTCAGCCCAACCGGGCAGCGACATAGCGGAAAACTAAAAGGTAACTCTAGTAAGCGGCTGGACGCTAACAAGCCCATTTATTTACAAGTACAGGAATTGAAGGATATGTGGCGGGAGTTGTGGTGGAATATGGCAGACGGGGTTAAATCCGAGTACGACCGAGTTAAAAAAACAGATGTTTTGGAGTTCTGGAAGTTATTTGATTTATGGTCAGACGCCCTAAAAAAAGAACGAGATAATTACAAACAACAAACCCAAAAAAATGGCAGATAAAGACTATTTAATTCCGTTCGGCATTGACACGGCACCATTTAAAAAGGGCATATTAGAAATAGATGCCGGTACCGATGAAATGACCGCTAATGTACTGGATGCAACGAAGTCTATGCAAAAGGGGTTCGTTGATGCAGCCAGCGCCAGCGAAAAACTGGGTGCCACCCTGGCGGTTGACGCTCAAAAAGCCGCGCAATTACGCGACGCGGCTAAAACATTAGGTAAGGAGCTGGGCACGGCGTTAAGCGGGAAAAATACGGGAACTGATTTTGAAAAAAAGATCAAGACGTTTTCCGATATGCTGGCGAAGTTCAGCACGAACGCAAACAAGCCTATTAAGTTCAATATTGATACGGCCAAACTGGAAGCGTTTGAAAAGGCCCTGGCGGAAGGCGCGGACGAATTGAAAGTATTGAACCTTGTAATTGAAGAGGCCCAGAAGCAACTGGCTGAACTTGACCCCAACACCCAGGAATGGCAGGCCCTTAATGCGCAAATTGAAATAGCTAATGGATTTTTAGAAGGGCTGGGCCAGGCGGCAGGGGGTGCCGAAGCAAAACACAAGACTTTAAAAGGCGAATTACGGGAGTTGAAAGCTGCAATGGCTGCAATGGAAGAGGCTGGCCAGGGGGATACACAGGAATTTATAAATATGGCGGTACGTGCGGGCGAATTGGAGGACCAGATTGGCGACGTTTCCGCACGCGTGCGAGTACTGGCGAGTGATACAAAGTATATTGATGCCGGTGTAGAGGCTCTTACGGCATTGGCTGGCGGGTTCGCAGCGGCCCAGGGTGCAGCGGCATTATTTGGCGGGGAAAATGAAGAGGTGAACAAAACCATTCAGAAGGTCACGGGTGCAATGGCTGTATTGCAGGGCATTCAGGCCGTTGCGAACGCTTTGAATAAAGACAGCACGTTAAGTGTGTTATTAAATACACGTGCGCGTGCTGGCCAGGTGGTCGCAACCACAGCCCTAACGGGGGCAACCGCCGCGGAAGCTGGCGCGACAGTAGCAGCCACAGCAGCCACGAAGGGCTTTACAGCGGCATTATTGCAAAACCCTGTTACCGCCATCGTTGTGGGGTTGGCGGCCCTTGTTTCGGCTCTAATAGCGTTTACCGGCAGCAGCGACGACGCGGAAGTGGCAACAAAAAGGCTAAACGACGCTTTAGAGGCTCAAAAATTATTGTTGGACCTGGACGAAGCAAGTTTAAAAAGGCGTACGGATCTGTTAGTCGCCCAGGCTAAAGCTCAGGGGAAGGCCGAAAGTGATATAACGAAAATTGAAGGTGAGGCACTGGCGGAACGAATTAACATAAGGCGGGCGGCGTTGGAAGAGTTTTTAAAACAATACAATGACCAGGACAACCGCCGAAAATTATCTGCCGAAGACAATAAAAAACTGGAAGATGAATTGATAACCCGACAGGAGCAACTTGCAGACGATGAAAACGAGATACGGATAAAAAGAATTGAACGGGATAAGCAACAAAAAGACGAACTAAAAGAGGCTGAAAAAAAGGCCATTGAAGAGGCAAAAAAATCGGCAGAAGAGCGGAAAAAAATATTGGAACAGCAAATTAAGTTTACTAGTGAGCTCGAAAAGGCAAGGGTAGAGGCCATAACAGATAGTTACGACAAGGAACGCGCCCAGGCAACCGCCAACGCAAACGAACAAATTGCACAATTGCAAGCCGAAAAGGCATTGAGTGAAAAAGCCGAAAAAGACAAACAGGCGTTAATTAAGCAGATCCGCGCAAACCTTAAAAAAGAGATAAACGATATTGATACAAAGGAGGCGGCGGATACTGCGGCAATCCAGCTAAAGGCCCAGCAAATAACCATAAATGCGCGTGAGGAAGGCATTGTAAAAGAAATTGAAACCATACGCCTGGGCTATGAAGAGCGAAAAAACGAAATCCGCGAACAGTTCAAAAACGAAACCGGGTTACGCGACGAACTTATTAACCAACTTAACGACGCGCAGATCCGAGAACAGAAGCAGGCCGCCGATAAATTCAAACTGGAAACCATAGCAAAAGAGGAAGAGCGTGCGGTATTGGAAGTTGAAACCGCGGCGAAGTTTTTGCCAAACCTGCCGGGTATAGAAGAGAAAAAACAGGTTGAAATTTTAAAGGTTAAAATAAGGTTTGCCGAACAGGCCCGCCAGTTACTAATAGACCAGGGCAATGCCGAAACATCAACCGCTGTTTTGCAGGCTACAAAGACGGTGCAGGATCTTAAAAAACAGTTGGGGGTAGCAATTGAAACCGAAAAGGATGCGAACGGTGGGGTTGACTGGTTTGATTTGCTGGGCCTGGGTGAGCTCACAGATAAGCAACGCAGTGCGGTAACCGATGCCGCCAGGGCTATGCTGGACAGTGTTATGCAAATAACTGATTTTATTGTTGACCAGTACCAAAGGCAGATTGACAAGAAACAGGAAGTTATTGACCAGATTGACGATAGTATAGACGAGTTGGAGGAACAATTAGAAAAGGAGCAAGATTTAAGGGAGCAGGGTTTGGCTAATAATGTCGATGCCGTACAGTCAGAAATTGATGAAAAAAAGAAAGCGCGCGAAGAGGAAGTAAAGCAGGCGGAAGAGTTGCAACAAAAACAAATTGCATTACAAAAGGCGCAACTTGCCATAGACACAGCGGTGCAAGCGTCCAACCTTATAACCGCGTCCGCTAAAATTTTCAATGCCCTTGCATCCATCCCATTTGTAGGCGTGCCGCTTGCTATAGCCACAATAGGGCTAATGACGGGGGCTTTTATTACGGCCAAAGTGAAAGCATTCCAAATGGTGAACGACCAAAAACAAACATTTGGCGAAGGCGGTTACATTGATGGAAATTCGCACACGCAGGGTGGCCGAAAATACCGGGCCGTTGATGGGTCGGGAGTTGTAGAGCTGGAAGGCGGCGAATATGTGACAAATAGAAAAAGTACTGCGAAATATGCCGATTTACTGGAAGCTATTAACAACGATGATTTAGCGGGAATGAATGAAGACGCGCTCCGGGATATGTTGCATGGGCTGGGTATTCGGTTAAACACAGACGCTCCGGAACAGGTTTTAAAAGTTGTAAAAGAACGCGACGATTACAGGCAGACTGTGTTAATGACAGGGCAGCCGAAAAACGAAATAAGTGCCGACGTTCAGGCCATTGGGCAAAATGTTAAGTACCTGGCGGATAAAGAGCGGTCGCGCGTTGAACGATGGGAAGACAACGAACATTTTTACACCAAGCAAGGCAATACAACCACCAAAGAGCGAAAAACAAAATAACGATGAAGACCGTATCTAATAAATTTCGATATGTAATTACCAACCGCCTGGGAGTGTTGCAAGTGCAACCCCTGGGCGAAAGTGATTTTAGGATAGAATGGAGCCGGGAAACTGGCGGGAAGCTGGATTATAAAAACGACCTGCCGAGCAAAATAATTTTTACCGGAGCCGCCTTTAATAACCTGCTACAAATAGAGCGGTCCGTTTATCGGTGTGATTACATAACCATTACGGTGGAGCGTTGG